GAGGGTGGAAAGCTGCGAGGCGTTTCCCTCCACCCGGCTCAGGTGACGCACGCTGCACGTTGCTTAGGCAATCGCATGATCGCATCTGTCAAAAGGAAGAGCGCGGTCAGAGAACCACTGTCGAATAAACCCTTCACCCTTGTGGGCTCGAAGGGGTCCCGACTGGTCTCTGCCGATCTTTCCAAGGCGACAGACTGGTTCACGCACGAGATGGCCTGGGCAATCGTGTACGGGTGTGCACTTGGGCAAGGGTGGTCCGATGTGGAAATAGCTGCTGCGCGGAACATCTATGGCCCTCAATGCCTGGAAGACGGAAGAGTAACGAAGATGGGAACTCACATGGGTTTAGCTGGGACATGGGCAATCTTGAACGTGGCAAACGCGTTTGCTGCTTGGAAGGCAAGTACGGATGAGCGGGCACACAAACAATGTGGCGACGATCTCATTGGTCTTTACACTCCAGAGCAGGAGACGATCTACAGGGAAACCTTGACAAACGAACTTAAACTCAAATACAACATGAGTAAGTCCTATGTTGGCAAGGCTGGTAGATTCTGCGAAAACCACGTCAAGATTACCATGAGAGATAACGAGCAGGTTTGGGCCACTTGCGATCCAACACCCAAGATTGCAGAAGTCGTCGGTGCACGAGCACTCAACGACTTCTCCGACAATCCCGTAATGATGGTTCATGGCTTGAGCAAGCTCGCTAACCACAAGCTAAGTTATGTGAGACGGGGATCTTACGCTACTCTGATCGACATGGAGAAGAAACTGGGACTAGTACCTAACCTCCCTATGGAGTTGGGTGGTTCTGGGAGGAGGACTAGGAAGGTGACCGATCAACAAGTTAACTCGTTGTTGGTCTATCTCAGTACAGGGCGGGCCCTTTCCCTTACGGGTTGCCTACCTGTGCCTGTACGAGACAGACTGAAACCGTTAAACTCCGTTGGTAAGACCAGTGGAAAGATTGAACTCCAAGAGCTCAGGGTCCACCGTCTAACGGTCATCTCCGAAGAGATGCGGATGGGTCAAGGGACTGTTTTACATGCCGAGAAAGTGGCCAAGGCCTCAATTAAGAGACAGGCGCTCGCTCGACAACACAGAAAGGTCGTTCCTTCTATTCATGGATCTTTCTTAAAGAAAACCGAGTCCAGGGTTAAAAACTTAGACACCTTACGAAGTCGACTTCGAGGATCAGCTAGAAAGCTGCGCAAACTGGCAAACTGTCTGCCCCGCCTCAAACGAAAGGAATACGTTTCAACACGCCAAGCGTACGCCTTCGTCGAGGATGATTGGAGCAGGACAAAATACCAGAATGGACAGTTTCGGCCAATCCTAGGATTAACCCCCCCTGACTCCTCAGAGTAAGG